GTCTTAAATTTGTAGACACTGTTGATGATCCCTCGAAGGAATAATGCCTCTAATACATGAGATATTATACAGCCCTCATGGAGCGCAAAAACCATTTCATAAGTCTACTAAGTTTATTAATGCTATTATAGGTGGGCTGGGAATGGGAAAGACGCACGCGCTTGTCATGCGTCACCTAAAGAACGCGGCGATTAATAAGGGATTGCCAGCGGGCTTAATGTGTCCAGACCTAAAGATGTTCAAGCGCGACGTGATGCCTACCTTCATGGAGATATGCGACCAGAATAATATCCCGTTTAAAACTAACCTACAGGATTACACGATTAGACTCCCCACCTTTGGGAGTACAACCTATGTCTTCCATGATCAAGACAAGGGTAAGTCTATCCGTGGACCTAACCTAGCCTTCGGTTCAGTCAATGAGGTGACGTTATGTTCACAAGAGGGCTTCGATGCGTTCCTTGGAAGGATGCGATTAGGCGCTGCCAAACTCATTCAGGTGTGCGCAGTCGGTACTCCTGAAAGCTTTGACTGGTTCCATGAGCGCTATGTCTCAAAGCCAAAGGACGACGTCTCAGTCTTTCATGGTTCGACCTATGAGAATAAACACCTCAATCCAAACTACGTTAAGAACCTAGAGAATTCATACGACGAGCTGATGATCAAACAGTTCCTTCATGGGCAGGCAGTCAATCTCAATGGCAAGGCAGCGGCGTGGGCCTTTGACAGGTCTCGCCATGTCGTCGCTTTGGACTCGATTGAGATGTTTAAAAATACCTTACCCATATGGGTGGCTCTAGACTTCAATGTCAACCCAATGTCAGCGACACTCTTCTACAGGCTCCCTGATGGCATGGGGCCTAAACTCTACGCGTTTAAATCTATCAAGCTCAGGGATTCAAATACGTTTGAGCTAGCCAACGTACTCAAGCAAGAGATCGGTGATAATCCGTGTGTCGTTTATCCTGACCCTGCAGGTGCGCATCGCTCCACATCCTCTCAGATCTCAGACATTCAGATCTTGAGAGACAATGGATTCAACGACGTGCGTTACAAGAAATCAATACGATCTGTGAGGGATTGTTTGAACGCAATGAATGCGATGATGGGCCGAAATGAAATTCTATTTCACCCTGACTGTGTAGACGCAATCAAAGATCTAGAGCGTTGCGTCCTAAAAGATTCTGGTGAAATCGACAAATCTAAACCAGAATTAACCCACTGGTTAGACGGAATCAAAAACATGGTCGACTATGAATTCCCAATAGTTCGAGTAGACTCAAGATCAGTGAGGATCTCAAGTTATGCCTAGTTCAAAAGAGTTAGCTGATTATATTTACACGCCATCAAACATGGAGCGCATCAACTCAGACCTCACACGGTATGAGATTTACAACGGAAAACTCCGTGGCTCTATCGAGAAGGCAATCCGCAATGAGTTCATCTTGCAGGACACAGTCAAAGAACTCATCAACCGTGTCATCCCGATCAACATCACTCAGAAGATTATCAATAAACTAGGTGCAGTATATCTCTCTCAACCACTGCGCGAGCCAGCAAACTTAGATGAGATTGATCAACAATCGATCAATACTTTAGAGCAGACCATGGAGCTCAACACGCGAATGAAGTTTTTAAATCGCATGTTTAAGCTAGCAAAAATGGCGGCGGTTGAGCCTTATTTGAATGATAAGGGCATACCGTCATTGCGCGTACTTCCTTCACACACATTCACTCCTTTCAGTGATTCAGAGATTGAACCAGAAACTCCGACTCACATGATTAAACACATACTGTTTACAGGTGATAAGACAAAGGACCGTCACATTGTATGGAGCGCCACAGAACACTACACAATGAATGGTGAGGGGATCATCGTCTCTAACTCAGACAACCCAGACAACGTGAATCCATATGGAGCTATCCCTATCGTCTACATCAAAGACGGATTCGATAAGCTGATACCGTTACAAGATGACGACCTTATCTCCATGCAGATTGCGATCTGCCTACTCCTTACAGACCTAGCATTCGCAACGAAGTATCAGGCATGGTCACTGATTTATTTGATCGGCGCCAAGTCAGAGAAGCTGTCGTTCAATCCAAACTCAGTTATCTCTCTCGACTTCTTACCTGATGGCAGCGAACCAAAGATCGGTTCGATTAAACCTACAGTCGATATTGACGCGATGCTCAGAGAAGTAGAGGCGCTTGTGGGGCTCCTGCTTTCCACAAAGAACCTATCGGTGGGCAGCGTCTCTCTCAAGCTAGACGGGACCAGTGCGGCGTCAGGCGTGTCAAAGATTCTAGACCAGGCCGAGAGTACAGAGGACAAGCAAGATCAGCTTCAGTACTTCGGAGACTTCGAGAAGCAACTCTTTGAGGTGCTCGCTAAAAACGTCATCCCGTATTGGGAATCACAGAACCTGATCAACCCAAAAGTCAGACTAGAATTCAGTCCTGACTTTGAGCTCTCCATTTCATTCCCCGATCAGAAACCAGCGATCTCTGAGAAAGAGATTGTTGAGATTGAAAAAGCCAAAGTCGAAGCATCGTTCACGTCCCAGCGCGCGGCGATTCAGGCAGTCAATCCGGAGTTAGATAGTGATCAGATTGATGCGCTCATTGAAGAGATTGCACAGGACAAGATCCGTGAAATGGAAGTCATGGCGTCACTTCCGTCATCATTTAATCAACAAACACAGGAGTTAAGATTTACCCCAAACCTGAATGCCTAAGCTTCGGATAAACATAAACGAAGTCATTGCGCAGGAGTCCGATGCTGATAAACGGCGGGCATTCACACGCGCTGCGAGAGACGAGAACGTGAAGCTTGAGTTCGGTTCAAGGGTTGTTGATGAAATAATCAGGCGCACTCGAGAGGACAACATCGATAAGAATGGCCGTGGGTTTAGGAAGTATTCAAAGGCGTACGTTAAATCAACTGACTTTAAGATCGCTGGAAAAGATAAAGACAAAGTCGACCTCACACTATCGGGCGACATGCTGGGTACGATGCAAGTTATTGATATCTCCGGGCCTAGCGTGACCATTGGCTGGAACATCGATGTTGAGGATGAAAAGGCGGGATTCCACGTGAAGGGCACCCCAAAGATGCCGAGGCGTGACTTTCTAGGGCTCCCTAAAGGCGAGCAGTACACCATTCTAAAATCAGTCCTTAGAGACGTGCCTACCGACACAATTCCAGTAGATGAGATTCGATCCGCAGTTGATGACGCGATCATCATTGAGGAGCCCTAATGCCTAAGTTCAAAAGCATCCAAGAGTTCAGAGACGCACTCGGCTCTTCTCTCAGAGAAGCATTGGGCAAGCGTACTCTTTTGCAGATCGGCAAGCTCGCAAGAGAGATTATCTATACCCGAACCAAACTTGGTTACGGTGTCAGTGGTAGCGGAGATTCCGTTCAACGCCAAAAGCTCAAGCCTTTGTCATCCTCATACAAGCTAGCCCGAAAGGGTTACGTCCAGGGTGGGGCTATGTTTAACGCGACCGACCGTAATGGGAAGCGTAAACTAGTGCAGTTCAAAACGAGTGGATCAAAGCCTACAGGGTTTGGGTTTACTATCAACAAATCGAACCTGACCTTAACCGGACAGATGCTCGAGAACATCGTGGTGAAAGTGCAAGAGGCCTCAGTTGTGCTGAGTATCGCGTCATCATCCAGAACAGATTCAGAATTAAACAACCGCGAAGTAGCCGAACTTGTTTCAGAGGAACGACCGTTTTTTGACCTTACGGAATCCGAACGCACGCGGATCGTAAATGAAGTGACGAGAATAATTCGTGCGGAGACTAGACGTTTCTGAAAGGAACTGAAATAATGAGTGAAGATAAAACTGCTACCAGTGGAGCAGAAGGGGCGACCAGTGGCGCTTCTGACAAGACCTACAATGTTGAGTTCGTGGAAAAGCTTAAGAAAGAACTTGAGCATCACAGGGCAAAGGCTAAGTCAGAAGAGGAAATGCGTCTTAAAGAAAAAGACGATTTTAAATCACTGGCAGAGATCAGAGCTCGTGAGGCTGAAGAGTGGAAAACTAAGTACACTACCCTTGAGCATACCGTCAAAACCAACACAGTAGAGTCTAAACTCAAAGAGGCGTTTCTAGCAAAGGGCGGCAAGGCTGAATTCCTTGACGATGCTTTGACATTAATGCCGAAGACCGGAGTGGCGATTGATCCAGAAACCAATGTGGTTGTTGGAATCGATAACGCCATTAACGCGTTTTATGAGCGTCATAAATCTACAGGGTTTTTTAAGATCGGCAACTCAATGGCGAATCATGCAGCACCCGGGTCTAACGGCCACGTGAAGCCTGATTTCAAAAAGATGTCGGTCAATGAACAGATGGAATACCTTCGCAAGATGCATAAGAAATAGTGCATCGAAGCGGGGTTTAAAAAAAACGGGGGGGATTTGAAACGTCCCTCCCATTTAACGAACGCCGTGGAGGGCACAAACATGGATCAGTTATTGACCAAAGCAGACATTGACGATGTAAGCTTAGAGCTTATTTCTAGCATTTTTCAATCCGAACTCATTCAAGCTTCGGTGTTGGCACCTACAGTTGAGAACTTTACTTCTCTCGTACAAGATGGTGCAGACAGCGTGAAAATTCCACGCGCTGGATCTTTCGTTGTTGAGAAAAAACAAGCTGCTCAAAAAGCTACGAGCCAAAAGCTTGTTATCTCGACTGACAAAATCAATTTCGACGAGCACGCTGTTACACAAGGCGTGATCGAAGACATTGCATCGATTCAATCAAACGTACCAGTCGTCGCTGAATACATTAAACGAATGGCATCAGCTCATGCGTTGCAAGTTGATAAAGACATTTACACACAAATGAAACTGACGTCATCGTCGGCTCCTGATCATCGCATTGTATACGCGGCAGGTGGCGCTCCAACGAAAGCGGACTTCATTGCTGCACGTAAATTGCTCAAGAAACAGAACGTGCCTAACGATGGTCGTTGGTACGCAGCTGTGAACCCAGACATGGAAGCTGTCATCGTTGGTCTTTCGGACTTCGTTGATGCTGACAAATGGATGAGCGGATCTGAGCAAGTGAAATCGAACGGAATGCTCGGTCGTGCATACGGCTTCAACATTCTGACTTCGAACGTTGTGACTGATGACTACATGATTTTCTATCACAGCTCACATGTCGGTATCGCTTTCCAAAAACAAGCGCGCCTACAAGAGCAGTACAAACTTGAGTATCTCGGCCTGCTCTTAAGCCTTGATCAATTGTACGGCGTGAAAGTCATGGACACTGGAAAACGCGGCGTCCTCGTCGGCAGCGCATCCTAATTGAGAAAGGAAAGAGGATTAGATTATGTTTAAAAAAGCTGAGTACATTAATAAAGAATTCGTTTACGACTTCGCAAAAGACGGCGGGGCTGTAGGCACCATTTCAATGAAAGCTGTTGATCCAAACGGAGACCTCTTCGAAGAGGGCTTGATCATCCAAGATCTTATGATCATGGTTGAGACGGCAGTGACTTCGGGTGGAACTCCAACAATCACGTTCGGAAACTCATCTGACACGGATGGGTTTTTGGCTGACGTATTCGCTCTAGTGGGCGCTGCAAACGCAGTCGTACGTATCGGTCAAGTGGACGGTGCATTGCTTTGGGATACGACTGCTGACGCTGCAAAAGGGTTTCGCGTTAGTTCCGCTGCCAACACACAAGATGTTGTGATGGTCATTGGAACCGCTGCTCTAACAGCAGGGAAAATTCGCATCATCGTTCAAGGCTACAAGCCAGGAACTTTGGCACGCGCTTGAGTCGCTCATAGTGGCAGTGGGCCTCTGACTTAAAACATCAGGGGTCCACTGTTTTATTATGTCAGTACGATTAATACCGAAACCCATCATCGCTAACAGTGAGCGTCAGGCTCAAATCATGTTGCTTATCTATCAGGTTAAAACTGGTCGGCAATGCAACACGGTGTCTATCTATCAGCGTAAAGACGGCAAGACCGTTCTTTGGTTCATGGATGAGATTAGCAATGAAGAGTTTATAAAAGAGATGAGTTTGCTGAAGCCAGCGGAGGCCATTAAAAAATGATCCTCAGTCCAGTGTTAGGCGACAGAGAGTTTTTTAAATTCATTGCTACTCCTAATGGACCGGCAGTGCGTGTCTCTGACTTTTGGGGATCAGTCTCTCAAGCAATATCCTCATCAAACTGGATGGAATTAGCGAATTTCACAAACATCCAGACCTCTCTAGTTGATAACGAAATGACACTTAAATACTATGAGAATAATAATTTACTAGGCATCGCTACTATAACTTTTGTTGATTCGATAAATTGGATTTTAACATTA